GCATATATAACACAGGCAATAAGCGTACCTGCACTTTTACGGTGCAGGACGCTTTTTTATATTGCAAATTTTTTAATGAAAGGAATTTTTACTATGAGTGAAACAAACACAAATGCTTCAACAGAAACCGAAGCAAAAGCAGAATCACAGACGGCAGAACCACCAAAGCAGACACAGGTTGACCAAAATGCAGAAAAGCTCAGCACCTATGAAACAGCACTGAGAAAAATTTTTAAACTTGCTGACGGCGAGGAGCTTGGTGACATTGACGGCAAGCTGACAGAGCTTGAAGCAGAACGTGAAAAGCTTATTTCAGCCACGAAGGATAAGCTTATTACAGCAAGTCTTAATGCCCTTGATGGTTACAACACAAAACTACTTGCAAGGCTTATCGACAGAAGCAAAATTACTGTTGATGAAAACGGCAATATTACAGGACTTGAAGAAGCAGTAAAAGCTGTTTCAGACGAATTTCCTGCCGTAATTGTTAAAAAAGAATCTGCAAAGAAACCTTTTGTGCCGATTAATCCAGCACAGCAAACATCAACATCACAAACAATGAATGACCTCATCAGAAGTCACAGATAAAAAGGAGATTTTAAAATGGCAAACATTATTACAAGAACAGACGCAGAAGCTCTTATTCCAGTTGAATCAAGCAAAGAAATTATTCAGGCAGTACAGCATGAAAGTGCAGTTCTACAGCTTATGAAAAAGCTGCCAAATATGAGTTCAAAGCAGACTAAAATGCCGATTATGTCAGCACTACCCGTTGCCGGATTTGTAAACGGTGACAACGGCTTGAAACCTGTGTCCAGTGCATCATGGGAAAACAAGTACATTACCGCAGAGGAAATTGCTGTAATTATTCCAATTCCTGAAGCAGTACTTGATGATGCTGAATATGACATTTGGGCAGAGCTTAAACCTTCGATTATTTCAGCATTTGGAAAGGTCATTGATGGTGCTGTATTATTCTCGACCGAAAAGCCAACAAGCTGGCCAGACGGTATTGCAACATCAGCAATCACAAAGAAAAAGACGGTTACATATGGTACAGGCATTGACACAGCCGAGGATATTTCAGAACTTATGGGTTTGGTTGAAGCTGACGGCTTTGATGTTACAGGCTTTGCGGCAGAAATTGCTCTTAAATCATCTTTCAGAGGTTTGCGTGACAAAAATGGCGGTCTTATCTTTGCTCCAAGCTTGCAGGCGGATACACCATCAACCCTTTACGGTCAGGCAATCAATTATGTAAAAAACGGTTCTTGGGATAGCAGTAAGGTTAAGCTTATTGCCGGTGATTGGTCACAGGCGGTTTATGCAATGCGTCAGGATATGACATATAAGGTACTTGACCAGGCTGTCATCAGTGATGCAAGCGGTAAGATTTTGTACAATCTTGCTCAGCAGGATATGGTTGCTCTTAGATGTGTAATGCGTCTTGGCTGGCAGTTGCCTAACCCAGTTACACAACTCAATAGTACTGATACACGCTATCCGTTTGCGGCACTTGTACCAGCAGGTGAGTAATCATGCTTGAAAAGGGTATCAACAGTTATTTAAGCCTTGAAGAAGCAAACGAGCTTATTAAAGATGTCGATACATCTGGGAAATGGCGAGAGCTTACAGACGGCGAACGAAAGCAATATTTAATACTTGCTACTGTGCATATCGACAGCCTTATGCTTACATCTCGAAAACATAGTGCTGAACAAACTCTACAATTTCCGAGAGGAAGAAATTCGGAAGTACCGAGAGCAGTGCTTATGGCACAGGCTCTTGAAGCACTTACATTATCTGATACACAAGCAATGCAAAGAGATTCCTTGCGTGAACAGGGTGTAACTTCAATCAAACTCGGAAACACCAGTGAAAGCTATTCAGATGATTCCAACTCATCTTCTAAGCAAAATAATGAGCTTAAAAGTAAGGTCGCAATTTCGCTTATGCGACCGTATATTCTCGGTTCGGCGGTGATAGTATGAGTTTGTTCACTCCATACTTCAAAGATATTATCTCGGTGCAAAGGTATATCGGTGTCAACGATTTCGGTGACACCGAGTATGCCAAAGCTATTGAAATGAACTGCCGAATTGAATATAAAACGCAGGAGACGCTTGATTCAAAAGGCAACAAGGTTATAAGCACCGCAACGGTATATTCCGATGAATTTGTACCGCCACTTAGCATTATTACTGCCAACGACACCCGTTATACAGTTAAATCGTGTTCACCTATTACAAGTCTGATGGGAAACATTGACCATTATGAAGTAATTTTGTGAGGTGATTGCTATGGCAAAAAGACAGAATATTCCCGAAAGTGAATATCTCAAAGGACTGAATGAAGTCACAGAAAATATTCAGGAAGCCGTTGACAATATGGTGAGCGGTTCTGTTCAGGGACTTGCTGACGCACTTCTTTATGTCGCTTCTGAAAGTCAGCAAAGAGCACCAGTTGATACAGGTGACCTGCGTGGCAGTGTTGAGGTAAAAATTAATGGTGAAGATTACGCTTGCGGAGAAAAAGGCGGTGGTCTTACCGTAAACGGAAGCATTCCTAAAAATGCCGATATAGACAGAGTTGTTGGTGAGGTATCATACAACACCAAGTATGCCGCAAATCAGCACGAGCATACTGAATATGACCATCCTCGTGGCGGTCAAGCCAAATATCTTGAATCCGTTCTTGTTGAGGAAAAGGACAGAATACTTAAACTTATTGCAGGCGGAGTTATAAATGAAATGATGAATTAAAAGATAGGAGAATTTAATGCAACTTTTATAAATAAAATTTTCAATGCCGATTGTGTTGCAGGTATGAGTATGTATCCTGACAAAAGCATAGATATGATACTCTGCGACCTGCCTTACGGAGTTACAAACTGTCGATGGGATAGTATTATCCCGTTCGACTTACTGTGGAAGCAGTACAAACGCATCATTAAGGATAATGGTGCAATAGTGCTGACTGCTTGTCAACCTTTTACTACAAAACTTATATCCAGTCAGCCGAAGCTGTTTCGATACTGTTGGTACTGGATTAAGAATATGACAACAGGATTTGCATTCAGCAAGTTTCAGCCATTACGCTGTGTCGAGGATGTATGTGTATTTTACAAGCGTGCTCCGACATACAATCCGCAAGGTATTATAATTCATGATAAGCCTATTATTAGTCGTGGCAAAAAGGATAAAGGAAAAGGTAACAGCGTTTATCATTTCGATACACTTCAAAAGGATACAGTTACATATGTAACGAATTATCCCCGTCAGATACTCAATATTCCTTGCGAAAGAGGACTGCACCCGACACAAAAGCCTGTTAAGTTGTTTGAATATCTGATTAAGACATACACCAATCCGGGCGAACTTGTGCTTGATAACTGCATGGGAAGCGGTACAACCGCCGTTGCGTGTATAAATACAGGGCGAAAGTACACAGGCTTTGAATGGGACGAGCAATATTACAATGTCATACAAGAACGGCTTGCAAAATTAAGAGGTGATTAAATTGCACTATGCATTAAGAGAATACCTGTTAAGTAACGGTTACACAAATGTTTACTGCGACTTTATGCCCGATGCTTCAAAACAAATTGAAGCGATAAACCTCTCAAAGTGGGATCATACTGTTGCAGAAATCAATGATGGTTCGGGACTTACTTATATACAAATACAAGTACGCCGAGCAACTGCTGAGGAAGCATACAGAGTATGCTCCAGACTTTTTAACTTAATTGATAGCGGTACGGAAGAAACTGTTATCAATCTTACAGACAAAATCTTTTGTATTGCCCGTCCACGCCGAGGTGCTGTTATCCTTGAGCGTGGCGAGGGTTATACAACATACTACTGCGAAATTGCCCTATGGGGCGAAAACTAAATTTTAACTTTGAAAGGAAAAATTATTATGAAAAAATATCTTAAAGGCTTTGCAAATCTTGGATTTTTCGAGGTTCTCACAAATACGCTTTCCGCTTATGCCTGCGGTACTGACCGAGCAACCCTTATCGGTGCAAGTTCTTGTTCTCCGACCGACAATAAAACTGATTTTTCAATCCCTGCTGACGATGGCATTTATGACAGCGGTTCGGATTGGACAGATACAACGCTTGTCATAACTGTTTTAGAGGCTGACCTTGCTAATCTTGCACAACTTATCGGTGCTGAATTTGACACAGAACTCAAGGAAGGCACATTTGATGAACCGAATGAGGTTGCACTTACATTCTCGGCACTTCGCCGTGATGGCGGTTACAGACTTTATCGTTATTTCTGTTGCAAGTGTACAGGCTACAAGGTCACACATAACACAAAGGGTACAAATAACGATGCACAGTCCTATGAACTTACATTCAAGTGTACACCGAGAGAGATTGACCATCTTATCCGCACAACAAAGGACATCAACAAAGGTGAAACTCTTGCATACATTAATTCAATGGAGGATGCATAATGTTCTTCAAAAAAGACAAAAGCATACATATGAGTATTCCGAAGTCTTATGAACTTTACGGAGTTACAATACGCAAACTGCCGATAGCGAAGTATATCGCCGTCTTGAGAGAGGTTAATGACCTTCCCTCTCTCTTGCTCGGTGAACTGTTTCCCGAAGGTAGTAATCTGAATGACTCTCTTGAAAGGCTTCAGAATCTCGACAGAAGCACAACGCTTGCACTTATTGGCAGATTGCTGAAAGTCGTTCCTGAGGAATTTTGTAAGATACTTTCAGAGCTTCTTGAAATTCCCGAAGAACGTCTGCTTGACCCATATTGTGAAAATCCGCTCTCACTTTCAGAACTTGCTGAAATTATTCAAGCATTCTGGGAAATTAATGATATGTCGGATTTTTTTCAGACCGTGCAGAGCCTGACAAAGAAAGCAGCTCCGACACGGTCGAAAGCGAATACTGGCTTCAGCGATGGCTCGCAATAGCTCAATCAATCGGAATAAGCAAGTCCGAGATGTTTAACAACTACTATTATGATGAATTTATAGCTATGATGGACGCTTACAATGATATGCACCGCATTGACAAAGATAATACACAAAGTGAAGAGGTCTACGCTGACGAAATGTAGCACCTTGCACAAGTAAACACCTCAAACTTTTATATTACCGTAAGTTTAAATTTATTGACGATTGTCATAACTTATGGTAATATATGGGTGAGGTGATTGATATGAAAGATAAGAAAAAATACATTATTGCGGCAGTAATAACTGTTATAGTGTCTTTGCTAATTACTGTTCCGCCTATACTACAAGAAAAAGTACAGGATAGAAATTATGCGGAAACAGAAAAACAAATCGCCAATCAGATTTTAAACTCATTACAGCAAAATGGATTTTCTAATGCCTATACAATTAATTCTGATACAACGGGTGAATCTTATATTTATTTTAACGATTATGATGATATTTGTATATCTGTTTCTGTTCAAAACGATTTTAAGCTTATTGAATTGTCAAATTTAAAGCACAACACAGACGTAAATTCAATTTTAGATGCAACTATTCCTGCTTTTGATAAAAACTTTAAATCAGGAAATGGTAAAATTATTATGAAAAGATTAACAGAAAGCCGTTATTACAATACAAATGATGATATTCTTGGTGGTATTACATCTTATCATAATATCGATTATAATGAATTTCTTGATGATACTTGCAGTTATACAGAATCAATTTATATATGGCTACGGTGATTATTGATAAAAGCACTTCAATTACAGTTATGTAATTAAGTGCTTTTAATTTGCTTATTTTTAATAAACGGAGATGATTAAATGGCAGACGAAATAGACGCAGGCAAAATAGTAGCGGAAATAGTTCTTGAAACTCAGCAGGCAAGAGAAAATGCAGAGGAAATAACCGAAACACTTGATAACATTGCTTCTAAGGTTATAAAGCCACAAATTGACTACGAAACACTTAGTTATATAAAAGGCTCTCTCGAAAAGATGGGTATAACAGGACAAGAAATGGTTGATACACTTAATACAGGTTTCGGAAATATTACAGGAGCAAAAAAATATCGTGTTGCATTAGAAGAAATTGCTTTGAAGATAGATGAATGCAGAACCAAAATACAAGCCTTGAATGTTGGAGATAATATTGATAGTGGAGCAGTAGAAAACTACAGTGACGCACTTACACAGCTTGAGGAACAATATGATAAGGTTTTAGCAAAGCTGGATGCTTATGTTGCTAAAACTGTAGCTACTGTTCAAAAAACTAAGGATATTGAGAATGAAATCAATAAACTTTCTGGTCTAAATACACCCACAGTAGTTGACAATAGCACAATGCTTAAAGCTCAGTCATACGAGGACACGATAGTATACATACAAGGAGTTCTTGAAAAGCTAAAGATAACAGGTAAAGATGCGGATCATATTATTTCAGCGTGTTTTCAAGATGTTTCGAGTTTAAGAAAATACCAAAATGAACTTGAAGTTATTGCAAGTAAACTTGATACAGAACGCAAAAAATATCAAGAACTTTCTGACGCAAGGTATAGAGCGGAAAAGCGAGGTGATTATTCATCTGTAGATAAAATAACATCTGCAATGGATAATCAAGTCAATAAAATAAAAACGCTTGAGGCTCAATTTGATTCCGTTTACGAAAAGCAGGACAATGCTGTAAAGAAAACTGTAACAGCATATCAAAAACAAAGCAGTGCCGCTCAAAGTGCACAGGTTAAGCAAGACAAGCTGAATGAAGCACTTGATAACAAGCAGGCAGGAAAGAATTTTGCAGGCGGTATTAATCTTGCGACAACTTCCCTCAGAACATTTAATTCTATTGCTCCTGACGCTGTTGATGGTATAGGCGAGATTATAACACAGGTAAATGCTGCTAAACAGGCAATGACAGCAGGAGCTTCTGCACCACTTGCTTGGGGTACTGCTATTGTAGCAGGTATTGGAGTTGTTGCAAGTCTTGTTATAAATGAAATACAAAAGGTACAGCAAGCAGAGGAAGAGGCTCGTCAGAAAGCAGCAGAAGTGGCAGAAGAATCTAAGTCCTCCCGTGAGGAATTAAACAATTTATCAAATGAGTACACATCTCTGAAAACTAAACTTGATATGGCTACTTTATCTCATGGCGAAGAAATTGAAATAAAAAGCAATTTGTTGGATTTACAAAAAAAACTTGTTGAAAAATATGGTGAAGAAGCCAAATCAATAGACCTTGTGTCAGGCAGTCTGTCGGAACAAAGAGAAGAAATTAAAAAGCTGGCAAAAGAAAAAGCTGACCAATATCTTCTTGAAAACGAAAGTGCTTATAATAATGCTGAAAAAAAATTGCAGGAAACCACTGAATATAGCATTGCTTCAGCAAGTAAGCCTGTACCAACGATTGCAACAACAGGCTTGCTATACGATTTAAATAATCTAAATACCAAATACAGGTCAAAAGAGGTAACAGAGTTAATAGTAGAAAAATTTGGAAATGATTTTCCTGTTATTGGACTTCCTGGAGAAGAAGTAAAGATAAAAATCAGTAATGAGGAAGCTCTATCAAAATTAAAAGAACTAAAAAAAGAAATCGAACAATTAGGAAAAGAAAAAGGTATCGATGTTCAGTCGGATTTGGATATATTAAACAAAAGTATTAATGAAGCTGCTGAAAAAGAGAAGAATGAATTAAATGATTATTTGTCTACAATTGCTGAATATGAAAAACAAAAAGAAATATCAAAAAACGGTGGCGAAGAGAGCAAGAATTTTTTTGAAACAATAAACGATACTATGAGCAATAGTATTGATAAAGTTGAGGGATATTCTAATGCTATGTCCGATTTATCATCAGCATATCAAACTGTCAGTAGTGGCGAAAAGCTTAATGCCGACAGTCTTAGTCAGCTTATAGAAAAATATCCTGAACTCGCTGAATATGCCAACCAAACAGGCGACCTCACACTTAAAAACGGTGAGAAAATAAAGGAAGTGTTTGAAAGTCAAAAGAAATCTCTGATTTCTACCCTTGAAGAAGAAAAAAGGGAGCTTGAAAAACAATCAAACTCTTATGCAGGAATGTCTATATTCAGGGAGGAACAGAAGCAGATTAAAGACCGTATAAGCGAAATTAATGCCGAACTTGCAATATATAACAGCGAACTTACAGAACTTAATGAAAACTCAGCCTCTGTTGACTGGTCATCAATAGCAAGCGAGGTTAAAAGCCTTTCTTCCGCTTATAAGACTGTTAGCGAGGGTGGAGAGCTTGATGCAAGTACACTGCAAAGCCTTTGTAAGCAATATCCAGATTTGGCAAAATATATCAGCGAGACTGGCGATTTAACTCTCAAAAACGGCGAAAAAATCAAGGAAGCTTATGAGGAAGAACAGCAGGCACTTATCGACAAACTGACAGCAAAAAAGAAAGAGCTTGAACTTGAAATGGAAAGTTCAAAAGATAAAGATAAAGTAAAAAAAGACCTTGCTCAGATTAATGCGGAGCTTGAAATCTACAAAAACTTACAGATAGAGTCCAACGAGGAAGAATTGAACTGGTCGAGTATGTCAAACGAAATCAAGAATCTTGCCTCTGCATATCAAACACTCAACGAGGGCAAACAGCTTGATATTGATACGATGATAAGCCTTATTGATAAATATCCCGAGGTTGCCGCAGCTATGGCTAAAGAAGGTCAGCTCGGTAAGGAACAAGCTGATGTATTCAGACAACTTTTCGAGGCAAAGAAAAATGATTATATCCTTACTCAACAGCGTACAATAGCTAATCTTCAGGCGAGTGAAGAAGAAGCTGATGGTGTTATAAAAAGTGTTGAATTACAGATAGCGGCTTATAAAAATCTCAATCAAATTAAGGGCTTTTCTGCTATTTCGGATTTTATGACTGAATCTTTGAATTCAACTAAAGAGAAACAATTAAAAAATAAAGCTGAGATTCAAGAAAAAAGAAAGCAAGCCCAGGCTCGTATAAAAGCTATGGAAAATCTTGATGTTGATACTTATGGCAAATCTGGCGGTGGTTCTGATAACAGTAATAAAGCTCTTGCGAATGAACTCAAACAGCTTGAGCATAAAAAGGCTATCGGTCAGCTTACATCAAAGCAAGAATATAATTGGCTTGTGCGTATAAACAATAGGTACAGAAAAAACGCTGATGAACAGATGGATATGGAAAAGCGTTTGTATAATGCCAAAAAGCAAATGCAGGCTGACGAAGAGGCTGCTAATACAAAAGCTTTACAAGCAGCATATAAAGGTATTGAAAATAAAAAATCTCTTGGAAAGATGAATTCTCAGCAGGAGCTAAGACAACTTGAGCAAATAAGGCAAAAATATAAGATGACCGCCGAGGAGCGTATGGAGCTTGAGATTAAAATATACAACCTCAAAAAATCGCTCAAGGACGATGAAATCAGTAGCATAAACACTCTCGCCGACGCCGTTACAGAAGCTTTGAAAGAAAAATATGAGGAACAGCGTAAAATTGAGGAGGAAAGAATAAATGATTCCATCGAAAGCTGGCAGAAATGGGAGGACAAAACTGTTACTGCTATTCAGGGCGAGATTGACGCACTCGATGAGCTTGCGGATAAGCAGGAGAGCGAAAACAAACGGCAGGAATACGAGAATAAGCGTCAACAAACCGAACTTCAATTAGCTTACGAAAAGGACGATTATAATCGCCAACAGCTACAAAAGGAGTTAAATCGACTTGATAAAGAAGAAGCTGAACGACTTGCCGAGGAACAGCGTGAGGCTCAGAAGAAAGTCTTACAAGGCAGGATTGAAGCTGTTAAGGGACAATCTCAGGCAACTCAGGAACGCTTGAAAAAGGAACTTGATGAGGTCAGCGAAAAGTATGATAAGCTGACAGATTCATTCTCGCTAAAGGCACAGGCACAGAAGTTTATTGCGGATAGTACGCAAAAACAGATTATAAGTCTGATAAAATCCTATGCGTCTGATTATGAGATTGCTGGAAATACAGTTGGTGATGCACTCTATAACGGCATGAAAGCCAAGATGGATAATATAGAGGCATATGTTGACGGGATTTTCGGGAAGATTGAGGCTTATCAAAGACGAATGGCGAATACCGCTAATGCCTCGGCGGATAGGTTCTGGGCAAGCCAAAATTCTCCACAAGCTTTTCAAAAACAGACCGCTTCAAAATCGGTTACAGTACAGCAAACAGTTAATTTCAATCAGCCGGTTGAAAGCCCTGTTGAAACACGCCGTCAGCTTGACAGGACGAATCAGGCTTTAGCAAAACAAATTTCAAGTGGCATTTAATCAATCTATAAACAAGCATTAAAGACTGTTTAAGGTCTTATTTTTTTGCACTTTTTATCTTTGAGGAGGTGGTTAAAACGCAAAAAATGATTTATGTTCCGCCTGATGGCAGTTATTCCAATCCGTCTACATATGTTTATTTAACAGCAAATGAGCCATATATACTATCAAGCGTTACCGGTGTTGGCGGAGTTGAGGCAAGCGTTATCTCAAGCACTATCCCTGGTATGGATGGTGCTTATTTTCAAGGCATAAGGATTGAGCCGAGAAAAATCCCCTGCACTGTCTATGTTAAAGGTAAGGACAGACAGGATATGTACGCACAAAGATATAACCTAATTCGCAGGCTTACTCCAACAAAGAAGCTCGGCTGGCTGTATTACCGTAATGATTACATTCATGTTCGCACACAGGCTATTCCATCTGTTCCTCCTGATTTTATAGAGCGTATTCGCAATTACAATAAAGCCGATATTTCGTTTTGGTGTCCCTTTCCACATTGGCGTTCACTTTCAAGCAAAAGCGAGGAAATCGGTTACATAAAGGGCGAGGGCTTCAAGTTCCCGTTTTCTTTCCCAATTAAGTTTGCCAACCTAAAAAACGAGGTCACGGTTGATTATCAAGGCTCTGTCCCTGCTCCTGTTACAATAACAATTTATGGCTCGGCAGCTAAGCCTAAAATAACAAACAAAACCACAGGCAAATATATCGCTGTCGAGCAAGGTTTAACCGAAACACAAAGGCTTGTTATCGTCACAACAAGAGGCAGTAAAAGCGTAAAAATTGCAGAAACAGGTAAAAGTACAAAGGACGCTTTTCAATATATTGACCCTGCTTCTGTGTTCTGGGAGCTTCAACCGGGCGAGAATGTCATAAGCTACGATAGTGGCGATGACAGCCAAAAAACAGCGGTTAAGATAGTTTATAGTGAATTTTATTCGGGGGTTTGATATGGAAATACCAAGTATTAAGATTCTTTCGCCAAGCCTGCAATTACTAAATGAAATAGATTTGTATACCAGCTTACAGCTTACCCGTTCTTGGCAGGGAGTCGGCTCTTTTGAACTGCATATAATCGGAAATCAAAAAAACATCGAAAAAGGCAACCTGATTATGCTCGGCAATGACGGACACCGTTCAGGCATAATCAGAGCAATAACGAAAACCGTTGATTCCTCAGGAATAATGACAACTGTAACAGGTCAAACCTTGGACGGAATTACAACCCAGCGTGTGATAATTCCGTCAACGAACTCGAAAAATGGCGGTTACCTTGCTTTGCCGAGTGCGACATCGTCAAGCAAAACACTTCCAGCTGAAACGATTATTAAAGTTTTTGCAGGTGCTTGCCTCGGCTCGGATACGTCAAGGGCATCATATTATGCCCTTGATGAGAATCGCAGGACAGATATATACATAGCTCCGACAAAGGGGCGGGGAATACAAACGAATTGGCTCTCAAGATATGACCCATTGAATGAGATTTTACAATCGGTTTCGGAATACTGTGACTGCGGTTGGGAGATATACATAGACCTCGATAATCGCAGACTTGTATTTGATTATGTTTCGGGTGTTGACCGTTCGGTTAATCAAAACGACAACAGCAGAGTTATTCTTTCGAGGGACTATGAGAGTATTGACAGTCTGACTTATACATACGATATGTCTGGCTACAAAAATCTCGCCTACTGTGGCGGGATTGGAGAGGACTTTAACCGACTATATCTTGCAGTTACGAATAATTCTTCTACACCAACGGGCTTAAACCGTTTTGAGGTGTTTGAAGACTGCGGAAGTCTTGAAATTGCCGATACGGATACGGCTATTTCGCTCTCTGCTGAGGGCAAGCACAAGCTCAAAGAATACAAACTTACAGAAACACTCACAGCAGAAATAGCACAGGGCGGTTCTTTTGAGTATCTAAAGCACTGGAATTTGGGTGATTTGGTGACAGTCAGCGACCGAGAAATCGGTCTTATGCAGGATTTACGCATTACAGAAGTAAGCGAAAGCTATGAGCCTGACAGTTCAAAAATAACGGTTACGCTCGGAACTACTCCTGAAAGGCTGTCACGGATTATCAAAAAGTTCAAGCCAACAATCAGATAAGGAGGTGATGTTATGGCGGAAAAGTCAAGATTTTTTAACAGTACAACAAGCGATGAAAGACTTTATGACGCTGCCGATATGGCTGAGGTCTGGAATACATTTTTTACAAACGGTGTTATTTCGGGGCTTGAGGT